TAATACCACCCAGAGCAATCCCTACGCGACCGGCAATTCCGCCAGAAGCCTGATAGCCGACAGTCTGAACTCCGGTAGAGAGAATCGACGTAGACGGGGCACCGCCCTGAGCAACCCCAGCCAGCCAGTAAAGACCGGGCTGGAGGGTCACGTTGATGGGCAATTCCTTGAATCCCGAAGTGGAGCTATCCACCGTTCCAGCATCGAGAATCAATGCATCCGGATATCCGCCGTAAGCATCTTTGATGTCAGCATAGATGCCGAGACGAATGGTGCTGCTGGCTACACCGCCGTTGACCTGAATTCCGATTTTGTCGAAGGACGCGGGACGCGGGACAAAGAACGGAATAAGGTAAAGCATGTTCAGGTTTACAGCCGCGCTGTTCGTCCCACCCGGAGTGGTGTAATAGATTCCGGGCCGAAGACGAGCACCGCTCTCTGAGCCGGATACCGTATTCAGAAGACCCTTATTCACCATGTCGTAATAGGTTTCCTCAACCTGACCATTGGCGATGTCGGCGGTATTCTTTGTCGGATCGGCTTGTGCGATCCTGTTGAGGAAGAAAAGGCTTCGTGCGAAACCCATTGTGAATTCCTTTCTCCCACAGAAAAGGGGAGCCGGGAGATTCCCGACTCCCCTTTTCTATAGGGCTGGCCTATTACGTGGCGTCCTCAGCGATGTTGGTGACAACACCGTGGGAGTTGCGGCGAGTGGTGCCGAAATCCGAGTACTCGTACATTGTTGCGACATAAGCGTCGTAACGGCCCGAGGCATCGACCTTCTGCTTCCACATTCCGCCGTCGCGGTCCATGAACTGGAATTCGCTCGGACGGTAGAGGTTGATGGCCTTCTCATTCAGGAAGTACGCCGTCGAAGCGGGTGCATCCACGTCGGCAATCATCGGAATTGCACCCGAAGAACCGGCGTTGAATTCGAGGCCAGTGTAACCACCGGCGAACGTCTTCGTGTCATTGAATCGGCGCTGCTGGGTAAGCAGGAGCCAGTATGCACGCTGAACGCCGAGGGTCGTCAGAATAACGGTGGGCTTTGCACCATTCCGACGAATACGATCACACATACGCATGAAAGTAGCCTCAGAAAGGGTCGTGCTCTGACCGCCCTGCGTGTTGACTTCAGACTTCCAGAGGCGCTGAACAGAGGGATCAACACCGTAAAGAACAGAAGCATTGTCAACAATGGCCTTCAGCCCTCGCCATTCACGGTTGTAAGAACCCTGACGGACAATGACATCGCCTGCGGCAATACCCGTGACAGTACCGGTGACGGTGACCGTGTTTGCGGTGATATCAGCCGTGGTGACGGTGAGGGAAGCCTGACGAATGGTGGCAGAGTTGCCGACCATTACGTCGATGATTTCGGCATCCTGAATGTACTGCGCGGTATCGACCGTGATTACCTGACCGGCAATCGAGACGACCGTTGCAATAACGCCGTCGCCCTTTCCGAAGAACTGGCGGTTCCGGTCCTTTGCAAGGTCCTCTTTAAGCCCGTTGACTTCGAGTTCCATTGCATCGGCAAAGGTCTGGTACTGCTTTGTTGCGAGGGCAAAAGTCTGCCCATTCAGTTCAATGCCGCCGTACTGGTAACGGAGGTTGACCTGAGCACGCGCCGTACCCTGCTTGCCCGCGTTCGGAAGGGCTTCGCCTTCATTACGCGCACCAATGCCGGAGTTGCGGGAAACGTGCAGCGGGAATACGACGTACTTACCGCCATACGGGAGAGTTCCCGTGCCGTTCGAGGACGACTTGATCCGGTTGTAAGAAAGCGTATCGTTGTTAAGCTGCTCATTGAGCGAGCCCTGATAAACTTCCTTAAGAATCGGATCAAGGTTGGCCATTGTCTGTGGCACAGCTTTGTTCCTTTCAAGGAGTCATATTAACTCCCCTGCCCATTCGCAATGGCAAGACGCTGCGCGACATACCGAGCGCGCTCATCCGAGGACATTTTGCCCGGATTGGCAGACTGGGAGGGAATCGGTCGATTTGCCCCGCCCGAGAGATTCGGGGGTGCAGTCCGCTGAGCCTGAGCCTGTGCCGCATTTCCATTGAACCAACCGGCCTGATGGATTTCCTGCGCTGCCCTGAACATATCTTCGGGCTTGCCGTCGATAGATGCATTGGCAATTGCACGGCGAGCGATTTCTCCCACAGGAATGTGGGGGAATTGCTGCTGAAGCTGAGCGACCTCATTCTGGACCTGAGCATCTACCTGCTGGCGCATTTGCGTGGCCTGCTGCTGCTGCGCGAATTGTGCGGCAACCTGCGCCTGCTGCTGCGCCAATGCAAGCTGCTGCTGCATGGCTGCGAATTGAGGGTTTTTGGAGAGGTCGAACTCGGCATTCTGCTGGCCGTTTTCCTGACCATTCGAGATGTCGAATTCCTGCTGTCCAGACTGCTGGCCCTGGCCGATTTGCTGTACCTGCTGCTGGTTTCCAAACCCATGCGTCTGATTCAGGAAATCAAAGACGCCTCGCGGATTGGTCTGGAAAAGATATGCGAGTTGGAGAGCCTGATCGATGTCCTGCGGCTGGACTCCGGACTCGATCACGTCCTTATAGGGCGCGAATTGAGTCTGAAGCTGCTGCACATACCGATCATTCTGGGAAAGGTACTGCTTCAGATGCGGGTGGAATTCCTGCGGAACAGGCGAAAGAATCGGATTCCATGCCGGATTGTCATTGCCCTTGGCCTGCGGCTGAGCATTCTGCTGGCCCCCGTTCGCTGGGGCGGCATTCTGCTGAGCATTCTGCTGGCTGTAACCGTTATCCGGCTGGTATTCGCGGGAAAGCCCTGCCGTCTCAACACCCTGAATTTCTCCCGCGCTTACTCCGGGGGAAAAGTCTGCGGGACCACCGCTCTCAGAGCTATCGACAAAGGTTACGTCTCCGTTTCCGGAATCGACCTGCTCCCATGCACCGTCACTCATCTGAAGTTCCTTCCGAGCCGTACCCCTTAAGAGGCCCTAGCTCATATGTAGATTGTATTAAGAGGTTAAAAACAGGTCAAGGACGTGGAATTACTGCTGCCCCGGCTGAGGCGGTGCCGAATTCCCATCATTGAATTGGTTGTTTCCTTGGACATTGTGCCCGCCATTCGGACCATGTGCATTCCCGCCCGGAGCGCCGCCACCCGGCATTCCGCCCGCTGGGGGAGGGCCGGGAGGGGCACCGGCAGTTCCGCCCTGCATAAGCTGGGCAATCTGCGCCGACGCTTCTTTCTTCTTGTGCGCGTCACGGTGCTTGATGAACTGATCCTGAATTACCGGAGGCAATGATTCGAAGCGCTGCGACTTCATGAAGTTCTCATGGAAGAAGATATGCGCTTGGTCATTGTCCCAGTCATTCACGGGAATGATCGGCTGATCGAAATGATCCAGAAGCTGGGAAACCGACGGGTCCTGCCTCGCCGCATTCTCGTCTCCATTGAAGTTCTTAGCAAGATACTTCTGCTTCATGGACTGAGCCTGCTGGACATTCGACTCGACTTGGTTGGGATCAAGATTCGCCATCTTGATGTTCTCCCGCTTGGCCTGATTCTCGTCGGCCTTAACGAGATTGTAGTAATCCCGCATATTCGCCATGTCGAGCATCTTCAGGCCCTCGTCAGGCGGAATGAGTCCACGGGACATCAAATCCGTGACGAATGCCCGCATTGCGGACTTCGAGGTAGGCAATGCAGTTCCGGTGTCAATCCGGATATCCGTGCCATTCTTCAGGTCCGAACCTGTGAAATACATTGTGGCAAAGGACTGGTCCTTGCCGATTGCCTTCACAAGGCGGGGTTCATCCCAATACTGCACACAAAGCTGGAGGCTCTGCCATGCGGACTGCTGAGTAGCCGCTTCAATGCTGTCATAGACAGTCGCCATGAATGAATCATCGCGTTCTTGGAGGAAGTTAATCGCGGTCGCCGCCGTGACGCCCGACGGTGCCTGCCCCTTTGATACCTGATGCTGTCCGGAAATGTCCTCCCAGTCACGGAGGTAGTTGTCCATTTCCTTGTCAATGTATCCGGGTATTGGTGGAGTAGGAATCGGTACAGGCTCTTTGAAGCCGGGCCGGATGGGAATAAGTTGACCCGGCTTAGAAGTCCACTTATTGGGATCAAGAGCGCCCTCCTGATAGAAGTAACCATTCTTGGCCGTGGCATTCCTGTTCTCGACAACCTGAGAACGCGACCGGTTGATTTCCTTCTGAATCCCGATGAGGTCTTCGAGGACCGACGTGGAATAGAACCCACCCGAGGGAACATTCTCGATCTTCACAAACGGGAAATCCCCGTGATCGAACGGCATTCCATCGTCTTTCTTGTAGACCAATGTCTGGTCCACGACGATTGCCATTCCACCTTCGGGGAAGAGATTCGATGCTCCCGGCTTGATCCAAGCCTCAATAATCAGGCAGGAATCCGGCTTCGCCTGCGGCTCGCCGCCATTTGTGCCGGTGACATAACGAGTCTGGAAAATCTCGTTAGTCGATACCACAGTCGGAGTGTAGTCAGGATCAAGCTTGTCACCGAAACGGTCCTTTACCTGCTCGATTGTCATTGTGTAGACATGCAGAACAAAGGGCTGCTTCTGAATGTCGGGTTCCAGAAGATCGGGAACAAAGACGTGGAAAGGCGTCGGTGCTGAATAGCAGATGTCGCCCTTCGTCTTCTCTCCCGGCTGGGGAGCGGCAGGGGGAACAGGACCGGAATTAACCGGACTCATGTTCATGAGGCCATTCAGCCCGAGATTCGTCGGGGCGAATGGGTCCTGCGGCATTGTCGGGCCCTGCTGGCCCGGAATAGGCGTCGGGGGAGGATTCTGCGTTGTCTGCTTGTCCTCTGCCTCTGAATCCCAGACCTGCTTGACAAAGCCGATCCCACAGACGGAAACCCAGAATGCGGCCTGCTTGAAAGCCCGGTCGTACCCCTTCACGTCTGAAATGTACTCCCAGACGGATTCGCCCGCCATTGCAGCAAGAATATCCTCGTCCTCGGAAGAAGACGGGACGACAGTTGCCGTGGGCTTCTGCGAGGTCATTCGAGACAATTCAGTTCGAACGGTTGGCCGAATCCTATTGATGGCCATACGCACTCGACCGGGAATCTGTGGTGCTCGGATAAGCTGGCCCCGGAGAAGTGAAACGTACTGGTCACCATCGAAGAATGCCTTGTTGATGTACCACTTGTTCCGAATCGGTGCTACGTCGGCCTTTGCCTTCTCGTACCAATTGCGGACTTTGTCGGCAATCTTCTGATCGAGGACTTTTTCACCGAGAGTCGCAATATCGCTCTCAGCCGGATCATTCGTATCTTTGAAATCATCCCAGATGCGGGACGCCGTCGATGTTGATGCCGATTTCGTCTTCGAAGTAGATTCGGTCATTCTCGCTCAAACCTCCTTGCTGTCTAACTAGTAGGTGCATATCGTGTTCGTCCTGAGAAACCTCAGAGGGCGTCGAGGTCGAAATCGAGTCCGAATTCATTGCTTGAATTGCTTGGAAGCTCATCGGGTCCTTCGCCGACAGAAGTCCCAGCGCTTTGTCCAGAATCTCCGTCTGGCACGTTGCTATCTGAGCCACCGTCTCCAGACTCTTCTGGTTCATTTCCGCCAAAAAGCGGATGCTGTCCTTCTGCGACTTCTTGTGCTGATTCCACAGGAGGAACGCTAGAAGCGATGCGGGAATCAAGATTGCCAAGAAACTCGCCCACGTAGCCGTCGAGTCCATCTTGGAACTCCTTCACAATTTCGGGGATTGCATTTACCTGAGCTTCAAGCTCGGCAATGCGAGCCTTCATTGCGAGGGTGTCCTCGCGGGACGACATTCCGAGGACTCGCCCGATTTCAATGGCGGTATCGACTGCGAGATATCCCCAGACAGGGTAGATCGGATCGATTTCAATTCCGAGGTCGATGAATGGTCCATCGGGAAGCTGGTGGACCAAATCGGTGTGCGGGAAATTGAAAGCCTGCGGAACAATCCTGAACCGCGAATGCGGGTGGTAATTGATCAGTTCAGGCTCAGACAATGGGGGCTCCGGAAGCCGGGTCGCCCTGAAGCTGAGCGGTGTCGTCGCCGGTGTTGTGGATTTCCGGCGCAAGATCGGGGTCGAATGCGGACGGCGCTACAACGCGATCCGCAATTGCCCGATTCGCGACAATGTCCTT